TAATGCTTTATCTAATGCTACATTAAATGTTTTTGCCCCGTTACCTAAACTTCTATAGTCAATATTTTCTTCAGGAATAAACCTTTTAATCATAGTGTTAGTTTCTTCACTAGTATTATCAGCTATGACTATAAAATCTTCAGGTGTTAGATGATTTGTAAACCGAGCAGCAGCATTTCTTAAACATGCTTCGTTATTAATATAATCTGGCTTTACTTTATTATATCCACTGTCTGATATCCGATATATAACTTTCATTTTGTTTCCTTTTATAAGCGTATGAATTATTTTTATCTTTTTCTATTGTAAAACCTTGTTTAAATAATATATCTGTTGTTGTTTCTTTTAAAGAACTGTGTTGATGTTCCCAACATATAAAATTAACATTGTATTTACTTAAATTAATACTATTAATAACTTCATGATCAAATCCCTCTATATCTATAAATAAATAATCAATATCCTTAATCACCCATTTAAAAAATAACTCATTTGGAGTTAAGGCTCTAACGTTAAGTTTTTTTATACTTATTATTTTATTATACTCTCTTGATAACATTGTAACATGGCTTTCTTTTAATGAACTAACTGCATAGTTAGTATCTTCACCATAAAATATTTCAACTTGACCACTACTATTAGTATTATTATGATCAGGAACAATAGCTGCTGTTTCTAAAGTTTTATTTTCAACATCTTTGTAGCTTTCTAATAATTTAGGTATACAATATTTAACAGGTTCTACTAAATACAAATGGTATTCTTCACCTGAAGGTATTATTTTTTCCCTAAGTAGTTTAGTAACGTGATCATTGCCGGTATTTGCTCCAAATTGGACTATATTGATCATAATGTATCGTAGTAATCGTTTTGTTGTTGTTGACGTTTAATTGTTTTTGGGTGATATAAAGCCAATTCGGGAGTTGCAGGTAATAAACCATATTGTAAGTGACCATTTAATACTTCATGTACTTTATTCTTCCATTGAATTTCAGGTTTGTTTTTCCAAATACGCCATTGATAATCTGGCCAATTAACTCTATCTTCAGCATCTACATTCCATCTCCACTTTGCAATATGTTCTTGAGTTAGCCCTGAGACTGTATTTACTCTAGGTACTAAATAAACTTCATTATCAGGATTATTTTCCAGAATTTGGGGAAGTTGTTCAATTAATATATCATGTGGTATTTCATCTGCATCAATTTGAAAGATATAATCCCCACTACATGCTTTAGTTAAAATATTCTTCCAATTAGCAAAATGCCCTTTAAAAGTATCCTCAACTAAAATAATGTAATCTTCAGAACTTAGTTCATGTAGATAATTCATTAATTCAGATGTTGCAGTATTTTTTGATAAATCAACTAACACAACTATCTCGTCTCCAATTCTTTTTTGGTTTAATAGTAAGGATAGTAGTTTCTGTATTTCAAGAAACTCATTACATACTGTTATTGCATAACTTATTTTCATATCTATTCTGGTAGTGCTCCAATATATGAAAGCGCATCCATATAATCACGTTCTTTAAAATGTTCTAATGTAGACATATCTGGTTTGTATTCTGTTTTAGATCCATCTTTGTTTACAATTGGTTCTTCTAATTTGACTGCTTTGACTGCTGCCCAAGCCCATTCTCCATCATTACCACCATCTGCATACACCATACCTAATTCTGGTACGTTTGTATTATTTGGTAACCATGTAAGTCCACTGTCAAGATCTGTCCAAGCTAAATCTTTATATAACTCAGGTAACACTTCCATTTGTTCTTTATAGAAATCTTGGTCTGGAGTCATTAAGCTATTAGTCCAAAACCCACAAGATAAACTGTAATAGTTGGTTATTTCTTTATTTACTTCAATTCTATAACATAGATCACCCCCTGATTTGGGGCAATCTATTATTTCATCATATTGTTTCATTATATCTTTTTTAAATTAGGTGTTGTTAGTTTAGGCATTTCACCTGTCATACTCGGCAAGTTAAGCTTTAATGTATTCTCAACTACAACATTTTTATCTAAAATGCCGCCTACTAAATCTTTCATTTTATCAAAACAAAATTCCGTTTTAATATAATGACCTTGTTTTTTAGCTGGTCCAACATATTTTTTATAATTTTCAAATACATTTTTAAATGCATCTTTAGCTTGTTTAGCATTAACTTGAAACCATTGATATTCAGCTTTTAACCATTGATTAGCTGCACTAGCATGTACAGGTTCTAATGAACCTCCTAATACAACTGATAATCCTGGTTCTACAAAATCCATAAGTCCAGACCAACCTGATACTATTAGTGGTTTTTTAGATAAACAAAATTCTTGTAATGGTCTACCATAACCTTCACCTTTAGTAAAACTAACCATAGCTTTTACTTTTGGATGGTTATACAACTCATTCATCTGTGGGTCTGAAAGTGCACCATTTAATATGTAAACGTTAGGTAAATTATCTTTTGGATAATTCTTCTTTATCTGGTTGATTTTACTTAACATAGTTTCTCTACTCATGTAACTATTTCTACCAGTAGATACTTTTAATATTAAACCAGGTCTAGATTTTTTATTCTTAAATGTTTGGAAAAAATAATCTACCATTAACCCAACATTTTTTCTATCATGTCCCATATCTCCATTCATCCAATGTCCTACAAATAGGTAATTAAATGATTCTTTAACAGATGATAAATCAATCTTTACTTCTTCAGTTGGTAAGTATTTGTATAAGTTTAAATCAGCACCTTCAAATACAACCTCCATAGGTTTAGTATTCTGTAAAACATGACCTGTAGTTCTACCTTGTTGATCTTTTTGTTCAAATTTAGCTTCAGTAAATACTTTTTTACTATGTTTAGATGAAACCCAATTCATGTCCATTCTATTTAAACCCTCCATCCAAGTATGATCACATCCTGTGCTTTCAATACCAGCTGTACAGCCAATATTAAATTTACCTACAGGTGCGAATTCACTTGGGATTGTAATTTGCATCCAAATATCTGGTTTATTACTTTTGTTTACTCCAGGTACTACTAATTCTCTTAAGTAACCCCATTCTGGATGGTCTGTTGTAAAGTTAAATGGTGTGTTACCCCATTTTTGACTTAACAATTTAACATCATACTTATCTAATTCGATAATTGATTTAACAATATCTCTTGATCTAGCCCCATAACCACTATATGTGTCAAAAGGGCAGCTTATATAAAAACTTGGTTTTTTCATTAATATATTATTTTATGATTTAACATTTTACCTTTGTGTTCAGTTGCATTTACAATTTCGAAATCTTCTCTTGGTTCCCAAACTTCAAATAATTCTGTAAACGCTTCTACTACTCTTTCAGCTTGTTTTTCAGCAGTAAATCCTGCTTCATCACTTAAAGCCCATTCTCTACCTTTTAATCCTCTAGCTTTACGTTCTTCTCTAGTTAAGGCATAAATTTCTTTAATCCTTTCAGTAGCATCTTCCCAAGCACACCTATCATCATAAATGTAAGGTGTTGGAGGTGAACCTTGTATTGATCTTGAAGTTGGGTATACTGGAAATGCCCATTCACCATGTTCTTTATAAGTACCTCTATGATTAGATGGAACTTCAGGTGATGGTTCAAACCATTTACCATTTTCATCTACAAACCTCATTTGGTCTTGCATACCACCTGTTGTATTAGCTATAATAGGTGTTCCTGCTAGCATCGATTCTGTAAGTGTTAATCCCCAACCTTCATTAGATGTAAGTAATATTTGAGCATCTGCTATATTATATAGATAATTTAAATGTTTTCTATCTACCTTAGCAGTTGAAAATACTATACATTCTGGGTATTTTTCATCAAATAATAATTCTTTAACTACATTTAAATCTGTTCCATGGTCTGTAACTAACTCAGTATGTAAAATTAATCTACATTTTTTAGCTTTTTCAATAGGTAAACCATCTAAGAAATTTCTAAATGCCATCATAGTATCTGGGATTTGTTTACGTCTAATATTTCTTGAATTGAAAAATAAACTATAATCAACTTCATCCCCTTTGAATATATCATTTCTAAAAACCATCATGTCTTTATAGTCATCATGTTCTCTAGTAACTGGGTAATAATCATTATGGTTTAAACCATGTGGAATGTATTTAAATACCCTTTTACTGTTATCACAATCAGCTAATACTAACTCATTAATGTTTTTTGTTTGTTTTGATATACCCATTAATAAATCACATGATTCATAAAATGCTTGATTATATCTTGGTGCTGGGTAATCATCCCAAATATTAATATATGCTATTGGGCATACTTTTCTAATTGAATCCTCCATGTTAAATACATGAGCAAAATATCTTGGGTCTGTAAATAACACTATAGCATCTGGCTTTTCAATATCCATTACTTGTCTTATTTGATCATCATTACCATAACCATTTACACAGTAAATTTTTACACTAGCATCATTTATTTCAATGGTTTTTCCTGATTCCGCTGATATATCTAATACTTTATCCTTATCTGGATGGTTAATTGCTCCTCCAATGTTCACCCAATTAAAGTGACCACAGGTATGAGTTATAATTTCTTTAGCGACAGTTGCTACACCTGAGTGTACTCGAATATCATCGCATATCATAACTAATTTTTTCCTCTTATTAGGAGGAAGGTATTTAAAACTTTTATTCATTTTCAATTTATTTTAGAGTTCGATATTTGTTTGATTGGTAATTTGCTTTCTAAACGTCTCATCTGTAAGATACAAAAAGAGGCTACGGTCGGCAAGTTTTTGGAATGAGAATTTTCGTCTAACACATTCTACTTTAAAATTTTCGAATAGTTGACCTTGTACTTTAACACTAGTTAGTGTCATTTTTTTTGTTTGTGACATAATTTTTATTTTTTAATAACGTTATATTTGTCTATACATATATGAATATTCTTTAAACTACGCAAAATCTAAACCGGCTCCACATAATTCCATATCTTCCTTGTATGGGCAAAAATTGCACGTCCATTTTGATGGTGTTTTGTGATATGGGACGTCTTTAATATCACCATTTGAATTAAAACATTTACTAATAAAATCACCTACAGCATTTCTTGCTCTACTTAAACTAGTTTTTCCATTGGGGGGTGTAAATTGTTGTACTCTATATGCTTGATAAGGTGATAATAAATTTTCATCATCGGCATCTAATACTTTTCTTTTTAATATAAAAAATTCAATTTCAATTTTATCTAATGGGATATTATATTGTTCTGAGAAGTATTGTTTATATAATAACAATTGATTATGTTTTTCTTTATCATTTTTAGCATAAGAATTCCATCCCTTAGTACTGGTCTTAATGTCGATTATCTTAAATGTATCTGTTGGTTCATGGTATGTGACAACATCTAGATACCCCATGTATAATACGTTGTTATACATTTTATTTGGCGTTACTACTATTGGTATTTCACAACCAACTAGATATGTGCCTTTTTTCTTAAAATACCCACTACGTTTTTTCTTAAACCACTCTAATATAGCAACTCCATCTTCAAAAAATTCCCTCATTTGAGTTGCATCTGAGAAGTGTTCATTTTTATTTGACTTATATTGACTTTGATATTCTGCTATGAAACTTTCTTGGAATTTTTCTTCCATGTTAATAGACCTATCAGCATAAGCTGCGCTATTTTCATACATTACATCTAAATAATGTTGTATAACTTCATGCATTGCTGTTCCAAACACAGTATGAATTGATGAAGTAAATCTCTTTAACTTATCTTTATACTGTAATTTCCAACGGTGAGGGCAACCCCTAAAAATAGACATTTGCGAATAAGAAATATTTTTCTGAAACGCAAAGTTTATCTTATCAGGTGGATTGTTTTGAATATCCTTGACAATACGTGGGATTTTTTTTGCCAAACTACTTTCTCCATTTATCACGACCTACTAAAAGACCTATTATACCATAATTAGCAATATCTAAAAATGTATCTTCCATACCCTCACCTTTAACAAAATTCTTACCATTAATTAATAAGTTTTTTAAACGTGATATTTTATCTGTTAAACGAATACATAAACCTGTTAGTGAGAATTTTTTATCATCCTTACTATTAAGAATATCTCCACCTAATGTTATGTTATTTAAACCATAATCCATATGTTTAGCAGCAAACATATTATACATTTCTTTTTGTATTTCTTTAAATTCTTTTGATAAGTGTGGGTATTCTTGTTCAAATATTTGAACTGCTGCTGTTGCACCGTTTTTAGAATTCATAATTTCTCTATCGCTCATATTTTCGTGGTATTTATCTACTATACTCCCCATTTATATAATATTTTTTGATTGTTTAAAGTATTTATCCAATGCAGCTAATCTATCATCAGCATCAACTAAATTAATAAGTGCTTCTTCTGCATTTTTATAGAAATCACCTGTTGAATGATCACCAATACCCACTCCTTTATTACCTAGTAAATCAATACTTAATAATGCTTTTGCTTTGTCAGCATGAGCAGATGTGTATAACATATTATATAGTTCTTTTGTCATTTTAATAAGGGTTTAATTTGTTTTTTTTCTAATCCTATACTCGTCAATATACGAACTATATCACTGCTCTCCAAAAGTTTCACATATTGTTTTGCTTCTGTTTGTGAACATTCCCAATATTTAGATAAATAAATTATCAATTCTTTATTGGGGCTCTTTATACTGGATTTAATGTATTTGTTCCATTTATTGTTTTTAGGGATGTATTCCCTGTATATAGAATAAATTTCTTGTTTGTATTGAGGCATTATTTGTTGTGCCTCATTAACTAGATCTAAATAATCTGGGTTCATAGACATAAATCTATGAATCATATAACTGTTCCATTGTTCCCAATCTTTATCAGAAAAGGAACTAGGATCAGCTTTAAGACTATTTATTTGCTTAAGCCAATCCCAGATATTTTTCATTATACTATTTCGTCTTTAAGTTCTTCTCTTAATTCCATTGGTAATCCTTCACCTAATATTTTATTAGTATTTGGATCATAGAAAATCGGAATAGGCATTATAGCATCATTGTCTGTTCCTGCTACGAATTTGGAAATCTTTCTTAAGATAACTCCTGATTTGAATATACTCCCGCCTTCAGCGTTTTTCATTCCTTCTGTTGATTTTAAATCAATGTTTGGTTGTTTTGGTGCTTCCATTTTTACTTATTATTTATTAAATTATTAATTAAACTCATTACGTTTATCTCTTTATCAATTCTAAAATTCGCTTTATATTGATGCTCATTAATTAGAAAAGCGGCTGTACCTGATTTACCAGGAAGATATTCGTCAGCCTTATCGTATAAAAATCTAAACAATTCCTCATAATCATCAACATTAGAGTCAGCAATTATTTGACGAATCGTATTAAATTTAGGTTTTGTTTTAGTTAGTTCATCTAAAATAGCAGACAAATAACTAGTACTAACAAGTAAAGAATCATCTAGCGTTAGCTTGTTCTTAATATTACTTGCTTGGATAGTGTTAAGCATTTTACGTAAGTCCGGATAGAACTTATTTACAATTTTACCAATGGCAGTTGGATCATAACTTATGCTTTCCTTATCACAAATACTAGCTATATGTACTGCAATTTCCCTTTTAGAAGGAGGTACTACTTTTATTGTTTGACATCTTGACTGTAAAGGATCGATTACTCGTTCGATATAATTACAAGTTAAAATGAACCTAGTTGTACGTGAAAACGTTTCAATAATATTACGAAGAGAAGCTTGCGCTTGTATTGTAAGGAAATCTGCTTCATCTAAAATAACCACTTTAAGGGGTTTGAATGAGGCTACGCTTGCAAAACCTGATACCTTATCTCTAATCGTCTCAATACCTCTTTCATCCGAGGCATTAATATAAAGATGATCACAATCAAGGTTTTGAACACAAAGTTTAGCAAGTGTTGTTTTTCCTGTACCAGCTGGACCATAGAATAAATAATTTTGTATATCATTGTTTTCTAGTTGTCTAGCAATTGATTTTTTTAATTTATCATTGCCAACATAACTGTCTAAAGTTATTGGTCTGTACTTCTCGTTTAGTAAACTATTAGTATTCTCCATATATTGAATAACGTTGTTCTTGTACTGGTTCAATTTCGTGTTCAGTTGTTGTTATAGCATATAACTCACTTTTTAAAGGAGCTAATTTATATTCACCTCTGAATCCGGTTTTAGTCATATACGCTTCTAACGTATCTGTCAATGTTTTGTGTACAGGACCATCAGGTTCATTGGCGACTAATCGCCATTTATCACCTGGTGGTACTCTACGAGCAATAAGGATATAATCCTCTATTACTTCGGTTTTGGGTTGAGTGTTTTGTTTCATGTCCGTAATATAATTAATTTATTGTGTATATCCTAACCATTATATGCCTGTTCTGGGTTTTGAGCCATATTTCCTAATGCTCCATTTCCTGCATCAGTTAAAATCCTCATCCTTTGCTCAACACTTCCTTTATCTTGAGTAATAGTACATTCAGTTAATAATACAGTTCCAGCAATTGACGCTGCATTTTCAAGTGCAAGTCTTGTTACTTTTGTTGGGTCAATTATACCATTAGATTTAAAATCGATAACCTCTCCATTATTAACATCAATACCATTCCACTTTTGCTCTGGGGATAATTCATATGTGCCTTTTGCAGCAGCATCTTTATCTTCCCAACCAGCATTAATTAATATTTGTTCGAATGGTTTAGTACATGCTCTTCTAACAATATCATGTCCCTTTATTGATGGGTCAAGAATCCTACTAGCATTTAATAAAGCAACTCCTCCACCTGGTAATATACCTTCTTCAATAGCTGCTTTTGTTGCATGTAATGCATCATCAACTCTATCTTTCTTTTCTCTCATTTCAGTTTCAGTATTACCACCTACATGAACAATAGCTACACCACCAACAAATTTTGATAATCTATTTTGAAGTTGTTCTATTTCGTATGGAGTTTGAGCTTTATCTATTTGAGCTTGTAATTCTTCAATACGCGCTTCAATTTCCTCAATTTTTCCTTTACCATCAACTATTGTCGTTTGTTCCTTTCCTATAGTTGCTGTTCTAGCTTCTCCAAACCAATCCCATGAAAATTTATCTAACTTCATTCCTTTTTTCTTATCAAATACTACACCACCTGTTGTGATTGCAATATCATTTAAAATTAAAGTTCTTCTGTCTCCAAAATCTGGTGATTTAACAGCACATACATTAACTGTGCCTCTCATTTTATTAACAATTAAAGTTGCTAGTGCTTCATTATCAATATCTTCTGCTATAATCAACAACGATTTACCTTGTGATGATACAGCTTCTAATATAGGTAATAATTCTTTAACCGAATTTAATTTTTGGTCTAGTATTAATATAGCAGGATTATCTAAAACACTCTGCATTGTATTATTGTCAGTAACAAAATATGGAGATTTAAATCCTCTATCAAATTGCATACCTTCAACTGTTTCTAGATAAGTATCTCCTGTTTTAGATTCTTCAATGTGCACTACACCTTCTAATCCTACTTTATCAATTGCTTGTGCAATTAACTTTCCAGTTTCTATGTCATTGTTAGCTGATACAGTTGCTATTTGTTCTAATTGACCTTCTTCAGATATATCTTCTGATATATTATGTTGAAGTTCTTTAACTATTAAACTAGTTGCCTCATCAATCTGTCTTTTAATATGAGTTGCATTTTCTCCATTATCTAAACTAGTTAAACCAGACTTAATGATTTCTCTGGCTAATAAAGTAGATGTTGTTGTACCATCACCTGCTTTCATTCCAGTTGTCACTGCTGCTTGTTTAATAAGTAATACACCTAATTCTTCAGATGGATTATCTAAGTTAATATTTTTAGCTACAGTTACACCATCTTTAGTTGATTGAGGTGCTTCTGCAATACCTTTAAATATTACTACATTTCTTCCATTGGGTCCTAATGTTGATACTACTGCGTCTGCTAATTTGTCAACACCACGCATTAGATTTGTTCTGGCTTGTTTGCCGAATTCAATTTTATTTTCCATTTTATATATCAGTTAAGTTTTCTTTATCTTCTTCAGTTATTTCAGTTTCGGCTAATACCCCTTCTACAGTTTGAGATACTTTAGCTAATACTTGGTTTTCAGGACCTACATAATACTCTACTCCATCAAATGGTAGTTTAGTAAATCCTTGAGTTGGTAAAACAACTAAGTCTCCAACTTTAATTTGCATAGGTATATGTTCACCCATTAAGGTATATCTACCATCTCCAACGGCAATAACTTCACCGAATTCATTTTTTTCTTTACCCATATCTGGAACAATTATGTTCCCATATAGTGTTTCTTCGTTTTCAATTGGTTTAACGATAACCGCGTCGAATAGTGCTTCAAGCTTTTTCATGTAAATAGTTTTTAATATTAGATTCAATTTTAGTAAAATGACTTAAAAAGTCAGTAAGATTAGTGTAATGTTCTTTTGTGTGTAATTGTTCTTCAGTTATTCTCTTCAAAGCGTCCTCAAACTTTGCATGGAACGTAACTGCTTTAGAGTATGTTGTACTCTTACCTGTTGACCTAAAATGGTTAGCGTTAGACGTAACTTTTCTGTTAACAGTATAACAATGTTCATCTTTGGTTATGAAGTAAGGTTCCATACTTGGATCTTCAATTAATGTTAAGGAATTTGGTTTTCTTGCCATGGTTTTATCTATTTAATTATACGTAAATATACGAAAAAAACATCGCTAGGGCACGTTTTTTTGCGCTTGTTTTTACTTAATTTTAATAGACTTTGGCTTAGCTTTGTCAGCAGTTGGGATAGTTATTTCTAATAATCCGTTTTGCATTTCCGCTGCTACTACTGATAGATCAAATCTGGCTGCTATCTTGTATCTTATATCAAAAGATTTTTTAGATAAACCATTATGAATCATTCCTTCATGGAATTTTTCATCTATCGGCTTTTTATAACTAATTTTTAAAATATCTCCCTCGATATCAATAAGGATATCATTTTTAGTTAGCCCAGTACAGGCAACTTCAAAATAAAGTCCGTTTTCGTCGTGAAAAATGTTTAGTGGATGTGGTTGTTTTGAATCTGAAGCAGGTTGAAATGTGCTTTCAGTGTTAAAGTGGTTCCTAAATAGGATGTCGAAAGGCGATAAGTGCTTTTCTAGTAAATTTAATGTACTCATATCATTTGGTTTTTGTGAGGCCGAAGCTCTCGATTAATTTATTTTAAACATAACAAGTGCCCTAGCTAAATGTTTTGTTCCATTATACATATAATATAATAAATTGAAATCGCTAATCCAAGCTATCTTTCAATTGTTTTTCAGAATCTTCATCCATAAATGCTGACCATTTACCTATAGGACAACTAGCAGATAATGATCTTACTTTTAAGTTTAATATACAACCACAATCTTTACAACAAGGAGCTGTACCAGGTACTACGCAACTGCTTCCTACAGTATCAAAATTATGACACGTTTCACAAATGTTACCCCTGATTTTAGCTATTTCTTCAACTTCATCATTGGTAAATAGCTTGTTTTTTATCCCCTCTAATATAGAAGGCATATTACCAAAAGCACCAATTAATTTGTTGAATCTACTCATTTAAACTAGTTCTTCTCCGATTCCTACTATCTCTGCTAAAAATAAGCCTATAAATCCAATTTCCATCATACCAAAGAAACCAAAAGCACATGCCCCTAGTCTAATTGCGGATTTAAAAAATGAAATTCGTTGATGTAATTTTGCGTCTGGTAATTTTTGTTCACTCATAATTTTTCTTTTGGTTTGTTACATCCACCACAGGTTTCTCTATAAGCTGCGTTCATTGAACCACAACCACAAACCCATAATAAATCTACTAATGTTGGTTTACTCATTTCTTGCTACGTAATAGATACTTTCTATTGTATCAGATTTAAATGTTAACTTTATCATACCCTTCTTTGATAATTTTAGTGTACCTGAGTCCATATCTTTATTTGAATTAAGTATTGACTTGAATATATCTGAATCAAATGGTATAGATAAATCACTTTCTGTTATTGTTCCTATAATCTGATATGTAATTTTATTAGAAAATCCGGTGTTATCACCGAATATAAACTCACACACATTATTCCCGTCAAAATCTTGGGTCGTTGTTATTAGCATGTTATTTACGTCAGATAGCGCATTTTTCGCCTTGATTAAGTGATCAACATCCTCCATTTGTAAATCTAATTCAATTTCCCATGTATCCGGGTCTTCATACCATGTAGTTTTACCTAAAATTAAGATATCAGCTAGTGAGTATGTTAAATCAAAATTTAAATCAGCAATATGCATTTTAGTAAACACAGATTTAATTTTTTCTAACGATATAGATAAATCACCATTAGTTATAGATAATAATTTTGATAGTTTATCTGTATCGAATATTCCTAATTCTCCATCTTCTAATGCAAAATCATTTAAATACACTTTACATACTCTGCCTTTTTCGCCTGCATAGACAGTTAATGTTTTATTTTCGATTCTCCATTTAACCTGGTTATTTAATCCATTTAAATAATACTTGGAAATAACACTTTGTATAACATTTTTATTTATCATATAACTATATTTTTATTTTTAATTACTTTACTTGGACTAATACCATTTTCACATCTACCACATATATCAAATGTTGTAAGTGGAGCTGGCATTATATCATCATATTCATCGGTAAACATATTACCTAATATCTTTTCTAAACTATAATCCATACAACATAATGAAACATCTCCGTTAGGCAAAATAACATTGTGATAAAGGTGTTCTATACAATTGCATGTACTAGGTTGTAGTTGGTCTTTGTGTTGAAATCTGTCTTTTATTTTTTCTAATGCTGGTTTTATCTGTGCTTCACCTATTAAGTTACCTGCTCTAGACCAAAAATTCGGTATAACTGGATTAGGCCATAAATCTTTAACACAATCATGAGGCTCACCCATACTCATTACATAAAAGGATTGAATATCGTTTTCATATTCTTTAAATTTTTCAAATACTTTATATAATCTTTTATTAAGAGGATGTTCTGCAATTCTTTCTTTATCTGGAATGTGTAGGCAAAAACCTCCATTTGGTCCTTTTGTCCATGGAATTGATTTTACTAATTCAACATCACTAACCTTCATTCCAACTCCTGTTGAAAACGCAGATAGTGGGTGTTTTTTATAATGAGCATATTCTACCATTTTAGAACACTCTTGGTTTAACCAAGGTTCGGTAAATCCTGAAAACGTAACTCTTACTTCAGGTGGCAGTTTATCACATATTTTAATAAACCTAGCTAACGATAAA